TATTTTTTTAAAATCCACATTTGCCATTTATGCACCTGTCGTTAAACGCACACCGCCAAACTCGTAGGTGTTGGCCGTGATAAAAAAGGTTTCATGATCAGTCGCGGTAATCGCCACCGTGCCAGGGATTAATCGTTCATCGTCTTCAATCAGCAAGGTCAGCTTTAATAAGCTGGCTTTCACTTTCTGTTGGTCGCGTTCGCCAATAATTTCGACTAACAAACCCGAATCACGCACTAAATGCTTAATGTCTTGCACAATGCAGTCGCGATCATAAATCTGTTGCGGTTCGCCGCCGGCATCTAATACCAAGTCATCGTCTTCAACTAACAAATCAACGTAAAGCGCCATCACTAACCCCCCATCGCCAATTGTTCACGCAAGTCATAGCCATCCATCTTGTCGCCATAGTTATTCACGATCACATCGCCCATAGAACGGTTGTTAGTATTGTTTGCCTGGCTAATCCGGTTAATCACACCACCACGCACGCGTGGTTGATACGACTCACGCGTGGAGCTCGGCACCGCAATACTCGGTGCTGCAGCATCGCTGTTGCCGATGTTGATACCAGGAATTAAATTGATTTTGTCGATCAGCCAATCAACACCGTTAAGCAGAGACTCAACCAGGTTAAAACTGTCAAACCAGGCTTTTAGGTTTTTTACCTTGTCTTTTAATGCGTCAAACACACCAAAATGGTCAGCGAGTTTATAAAGCCCGTAGGCAAGTGCAGCTACACCGATAACGATCAGTGAAATAGGGTTCATTTTCATCGCTAAATTTAAGGCTTTCATCGCGCCGGTAGCGACTAGCGCCGCTGTTTTCCAAACAAACATAACAGCTGTGCCAAACTTAGTTTGTAGCGTGTTTAACTTCATGGTGACCATCATGACTCTTAGCGCGGCTGTGGTTGATGCTATAACACCTTTTCCAAGCGACATCTGAACCATCCACATAGACATTCCCAAACGAGCAATCCCAAACAAATACGGAATAGGGCCTAATACAAACTTGAGAATAGCTACTGCAGCGGTCCAGCCAACTAATAAAAACTTACTTATACCCACAGCAATAGATAATGCAGAAATAGCCGCCACCACGCCTAACGTGGTCAATAACACAGCCCCTAATAATTTAGTAATGTTAGGGAATAGTGTTGACCATTCCAGCAATTTATTAGCACCCTCACCCATTGCACTTAAAAACGGCAACAATTGAGGAATAAGCACCTTGCCTAACGTAATCTGCAACGCTTCAATCTGCTTGCCTGCAATCTCAAACGGATCTTTAATGGCATTAGCCATATCAATGGCTTTATCCATGCCTGATTGACTGCCCACCGCGTTAATGCTGTCACTTAAACCATCGATATCCGCTGAAAGCAGCTTGATTAAATCAACCGCCTCTTTGCGTCCAAATGCTTTTTGCAGCAAATCAGACTCAGCCACCGTATCTAAGTCACCGAACTTGCCCTGGATAGCCGTCAAAATATCAATCATGGGCAGCATTCGGCCTTGGCTGTCGGTAAATTGCAGCCCCAACGTGTCTTGAGCTTTACCCACACCCGCTAAAAACGATTTATATTTAGTGCCGGCTTCACTGCCCGACATGGTGGATTGCAACTGACCTAAAATTGCTATTTGCTCACCCATTGCAACGCCATGACTTTGAGCACTCGCGCCCAACGTAGTAAACGAGCTCGACATTTCCGCGCCAGTGGTTTTGAAAATCTGCACCGCTTGCGCTGTTTGGCCAGTGAGCATTTGTACCCACTCACCCTTGCCCATTTGATCTGCACTGTTTTTGAAAATGCCGTACATGGTGCCGACATAATCAGTGATCACACCGACATCAGCTTTAGTACCTTTCGCCAATATCGCACTAGCTTCGGTAAACGTGCCAAGTTCATTACCCACCAAACCATTGATCGCGGATTGAATATCGTAGGAACTACGCACAAAGTCTTGAGCTGATTCGCCATATTGCGTGCTAAAACGCAATGCACTTTGGGTTAAGTCCTCCAATACATCGTTTGCCACATCCAGCGATGCCACTTCACCTAATGCACGATCCAACTCTTTAGCGGGCGTAATCAAGCGATCTAAGGCATAACCGGCACCAAACAACCCCGCAGCACCATAACCTATCTTGCGATAGCCGGCTTGCACGTTGGTAGTTACCTGGTCCATTGTTTTCATGATCTTGCCTGCAGGGCCGCTTACCCTGTCGACCAGGCTAATCACAAAATCCAATTGTTGCAGTGCGGTACTCATAACACTTGATCAATTCCTGCTGAAACGGCGTTTTTCATGTTTTCAATGTGGCGACGCTCTAAAAAAAGCGCCTCGCCCATTGTTTGTTCGTTTATGTCTTGCCCTGGCAACCAATGCTTGCAGAGCACAATGAGTTGGCCTAAGCCGTTGTCGTTGAGCCTGTCGGCGATGTGCTCGACTTTTTTACCTTCACGGCAACACGACTAGATACGTTCTCAGCGACAATGCCAAACACCGCCACAACAACACTAGCGTCAATTACGCCATCCCATTTCATGGCGTCAATGAAGTCGGTTTTTTGCTCAGGCTTCACCGTGTCTTTAAGCAAGTTAAACATCGGGCCTGTTTTGTCTTTTGCATCGACCGAGTTAATAAAGTCGTTGTAATCAGTCACCGACACATCAAACTCAAAATCTTTTTCGTTAATCTCAACGGTAATTTTCATGGTTTATCCCCCCAATAATGTTTTCACTACAGCCCAAAGGCCTAATTCTTCAAGAACTATAGCTGCCGCAAGCCCCATAAATATGTAGCGGATCTGCAATAAGTTTCGTTCTATTGATGAAAGCGACGCGCCATACTTCACAATTAAGTCACTGTGCTGTTCTTGCACCATTTCCAGCTTTTGCAGCCGTAAATTGCATTGCTCATCGCTCATTAATCTCTCCATGACTAATCAAGTAACTTAAATTTGTTACCCGTTATTGCTTGTGTTGCTTTATTGCTGACACCTGTCTTTTCGACGCTTCTGCCAATACTCCAAATGCCCACACAACCACCCCAGGCAGCCCAAAACTCAGTTGGTAGAGCAAATGGCTCAACCGTGACACTAAACGCGGCTTGCAACGCAGGAACTAAGCAATAGTTGAAGAAAATAATGAACAAACCGGCGTAAACAACGGTTGGTCTGGCACGCTTAGTGTAGTTATCACCTTGCGTCATCTCAGCTACCATGATTCGTTCTTTGGCTTGCAGCTCAGCACGTAGCGATTGCTCTATCTCGCTGTCCCGTTGCTGCATAAGTTGCTGCATTTGCAACTTGAACGTGTTTCGCTCGTCATCACTGGTAAATAGTTCATCGGCTAAATTAGATATGCTGTCTAACAAGCCGCCGCTTGCACTGCCAATGACGCGTGAAATTAAACTCATGACAACTGTTCCTCACTTAATAGCGTGTAACTAAAGCTGTTGCCGTATAACGCAGCGGCTTTTTTGGCTAACGCGACGACAATGTTTAAATCAAGATGATCCGCTGTGACTTGGCACCCCGCAGACCATTTATCGACCTGCATACTCACTATGCTTTGGCTGGCACAATGCAAGTTAATACCGAACAATCCCTCATCAATAGCTGTGTCGGTGTCTAGTTCTTTATCCTGGTTAGCATCACGGTGAACACGCATCGGTGCTTTCTGCACCAGTGCAGAGTATTTGCCTTTATGGGTGCCAAGCATCCAGCAACCAGGATGATGACCAAGCGCCAAAATGGCGGTGCCGTCCACGTTGATCGGGTTTTCTCGGTAATAGATGCCGGGATCAGTGGTGCCATCAAACAGCAACACATTCCATTTGCCAGCCACTTGAAACAACACGCCCAACACATCATTAAACGCATTTGAGGCTGTATCGTTGCTGCGAATACCGAACAAATTCAGGTTGTAATCACCCTTATAAATCGGCGCATCAATCGCTTTAAACGCATCAATAAGTGCAGTGCTATTAATCTTCATGTTGGCTTTTGCTTTGATAAATGAATCACTGCAGGGCCATCCACAAAGATGGATGTCGTCTTCTGGCCTCGCCCCTCGGGAACGTGCGCCAAAATAGACAATTCATCACCATCAATCGCATTCAATCGATAAGTGATATCCGTTTCAGCGCGAAACATAAACACACCACTTAAATCGACTTCATGGTCTGTGACACCAGCATTAATGCTAATCACTTCATCAGGTGCAAAAATCGGCAGCACCACATTGCCTGCAATCACCAAGCTCATGGTTATAAACCTGCTACGTCAGATTCGCTTAAATACGGCACATCATTGATGCGTACAAAGTCTGGCGATGTCACGTCATAACCAATCTTATGCATGGTTTTTTCGCCACCGTTCGGGTTTAGGTTCAACAGGTCGCTTATTTTTAATAAACAGCCATACAACGCTATCTTTTGCTTTTCATCCATAAAGGTGCCGTTGGTGATAACATCGAACGGTGGCAAATCACGGAAACTACCCGCGCTTTTAGCTTGCTCGATAATGCGGTTGAGTGTTTTGCTGGTAATTTCAAACTCACCAGAGCAACCCACATCACCATCCACATAACCATCCGGCACACCACCTGTTTTCACTGCTTGGCGGTTGTCGGTGATCGTGGCAGACATCGATTCGATATGGATAAGCGTGTCACCCAACATCACGTCAAAGTTTTTACCTGATAAATGACTCATTTTGCTCTCCTATGCGTCTGCGCCAGATAAATCCAACACAATGTTGGCGGTTAATGTTTTAGCGATGTTGTAAGGCTGCATCTTGATATACACGTTCACTTTTTCGCGTGTTTCCCACTGCAGCACCACATCGCCTGGTTTCGGTGGTTTGATTTCCGCAGGGAATGGAATGCCCTGGAACACCACCTCTTTGCTCATTTCACGTAATGGACGCATCAACTGTTCAATCGCCCATTCTTCACCGATACTGGATGAATTAATGCGACGTTCAGCCACTAAGCCAATCAACACAATCCGAACAGCGCGAGCGCCTTTTTGTTGAACACGTCTGTTTTCAATCGCGGTGTAATCACCCGCAGTCACATCCAGCATTAAGCCATCTGACCAATACATGCCCTCATAATCGGGGTAATACATCGGCACTGAAAAACGCTGATCGTGCAACGCTTTCGCGTGTGCGTTGTTGTAGCGAACAGCATTAAGATCAACTGGTAACGTCGATTGGTCGACACCCACTAGCGCGCCTGTGTTGGTTCGCATTGGCGAGTCCGCCACGCTAACGCTGTCGTTTGCGAGCCGGCCTGCATAAATACCCACCGCATCGTCATAAATGTAAGGAACCACACCCACTAAATCAGCCGATAAGCTGTCGGTTAAATCATTAATATCAGTGATATAAGCAGCCCATGTTTCTGTTGCTGCATCGATGCCGCGAGCCGCCGCAATAATGAATAACTCTCGGCCATAGCTGGCTTTGATTTCAATTGCTTTAGTCTGTAACGCAGTGAGCTCAGCTTGCGCTGTCACCGGCGTGCAAATGAATATACCCTCCACGCGGATATCTTCATTCATTGCTAGATCAATCGCTGCATCCCACAAAGTGCCATCTGCTAATGGAATCGCCACACACGCCCAATTTTGACCTGCATTGACTTTGGCGGCTTGTACTTGGCGTTTCAATTCAGAATCAGCTTCGCCTAATTCAGCATCCAGATCGCTATCGGTGTTTAAAAACAGCAATGTGTTTTGATTAGTGCCACCCTCACCGATGAGTAAAAAATACTTTTCAACGGTTGGAAATGGGCCTTGGTTTAAATTAACGGCATTCACCGTTACGCTAGGAAACGTCATGACGCGAACTCCTGTTTCATTTGTTTAAATATGTCATCGGTGTAATCAGCAATGTCCTGGGCAGTTGCCCCCAAAAACGAACGTGCTGGCAGAACCGTTTTCCAACTGTCTAACGGCAAATCACCCGCCCATTCACGCAGTGCTCGTAACACATAGCCTGCTTGGCCGATGGTTAGGTTTTCTGTAATCCAGCGTAAAGTTGGCGCTTTTGTGCCGCGACCTTTCGCTTTTTTAATTTTGAAGCCTGCATCACGTAAGGCTTTGGCCTGTTTACGCGTGGCGGGTTTATCGTAAAAAGCACTGCTGGCTGGTTGTTTGTTAGCGCGAACAATTTCCTCATGGCCATATTGGTGTTTTGCAGCAATACGTGCCGATGATTGACGCTTAAACCCCACCACCGCTTCGGTGCTGCTGCGGGTGTAGGTTTTCAATTCTTTACCAAGCTTGCGTAACATTTTTGTGCGTTTTTTTGTTTGCTTGCTACGTGGTGTAAACGCTCGACCAGCCAGATCACGCTGTTGTCTAATGCGGCGTTTGCTATCACGTTCAACACGCTTGCCAATGCGATACATCATGCGTTTACGCTGTGAAGCCGGCATTTTTATCAATTCAAGCTGGCGTTTAAGTGGCAACATACCAACGACATTCACGACGACATCATTCATCTTCGATCACCTCGCCCTCTGTCGCTATCCACACAGGAACGGTGTCGAGTCGATAGTTCTCACCGTTAATTTCAATCGCGCCATCTGGATCTGGCACCGCACCGACACGTTCAATAAAGCTTAGTTTTAATTCCACATCCGCCACGGTGTCGTCTTTCACATCCACATCAAAATCAGGATGATCCAAACCGCGTTCAACGCGGTCGCTGTCATTGCTGTGCAGCCAAACAAGTACGTTGGCAAACAGTTCCTCGGGTCTGTTAAGGTTGAAATTAAAATCCGTCCACACAAACACAGCGGTATATTCCATTTCAAACAGGGTTAAACCCTCGCCGTCATCCTTAAAGAGTGGATGCAGCTTGGTGTCTTCGGCCCAGGAATCAAATTGATTAATGGCGGTATACGCTTTACCCATTAAAAACGTAGAAAGTGACTTTAACTTTTGCATTAGATCAGCTCCGCCAGGAGATCAGCTGTTCTCGCAAAATCCTCATCAGGAAAATGCAACGCTAAAAGGCGGCTAACGCAATACTGGCACTCGTTCAGCCAGTGGCTTTCAGTGTTTTGAATTTCATCGTTTTCACCGGTGGTGTTGGGTGTTTTACGCATGCTATTAAACTGCTCAACCAAAAAGGCTTTTGCACGGCAATACACCGCTGCAGCATACAGTTCGTTTAGAAATTCTCCTTGGTCGCTCGGCATCCCTTCCGAGCTGGTGTAGTCCGTAAACGTAGTGTGCGAGGCACTGACCAAAACTTTCACTCGATCGAGTTCTTCGTTTACCTTGATCATACCGAGTTTCAAACCGGTCTCAATCACAGGCGTGTCATACTCTGAGGGAATACGATATTTGCTCACCAAGTCCGCCATTGATAACGCAGGCCAAAAGCCGTCGTTAGCAGTCGGATCGATATTTTCTAAACTTGGTTTTCCGCTAAATGACATCGCACTCACTCAAATAAATATAGGGGCCAGGACAAGACCATAATCACGGAAAATCACAATGTGGTTTCAGTGTTTATGTGTTGCCGAGTCCCGGCGGGAGGAGCCTCAAAGTTAGCAGCGTCGACCGACTCCACGTCTTCGCCATCATTGCGCGCCTAGTGGCGCTTTATTCGTTGTTGTCAGCCTTATTTGACTGTTCAGCTAATTCAGCTAACGCATCTTGTGCTTTTTTCTTGCGACCTTTGCATCCAGCACCGGCTTCACCTTTCGGGTTGATTGCTTCGGCTTTTTCGCACATATCAAGACAAAGCTGCCAAGCTTCAATGTTTTCAAAATGACGCGCCATAATTGCAAACATCTTGCTTTGCACGATTTCATTCAACGCCCAGCTGTCGGCCTGCATTGCATCCACCACCGATGTCAAAAACGGTGCTGGGCTATGGTTTTCAGCTAATTGTTTTGTGGCCCAATCATAAGTTTGGTCACAAATAAAGGTTTCGAGCGTTGATTTAAAGCCGCTCGGCATCTGCTGATTGCCAGTTTTGGCTAGGTGTAAACCCAGCGAGACACCACGTTCAATGTCACCCACGTCAAACGACCAAATCATCACATTAACGGCGACGCTGTTAGGGTAGTCATGCCCTTGGTTCACGTAGTCATCCGTAAAGGTTGTGTAGTTTGGTAATAACTCGGCTTTTGCATCGCTCTTTTCATCCAGCGTGTTGTAACTTGATAAACGCTGCAGGTCGGTTTCCATTGCCGCTTTAAGCTGCTCAAACAGCTCGTGGCGTGATGGTTCAGTCGAGTCCGTTTTAGATGGGACGATATCGCGCTTGCCGGCTACTAACACAGCTAATTTACTGGGTTTTGACGTCACGCTCGTTTTGCGCTCAACCTCACCCGCATCAATTTGCTGCATTAATCGTTTTAGTTTTGACATAGTTAAAACCTTTAAAAGTAACCTGGTTACTCAGTAGCGATTACGCTACTGAGATATTGTCGATTAAGACCGCTTGTTCTTCGTCTTCAACAATCCAATCCAAATTCACGCTGTTAAAGTCTTGCGTTTGATTCTTCTCTGGCTTGTCTTTGATCGTGCGACGAACAGACGATGTTTGTTGGTAAATTTTCAGGTTACTTAAAGGTGTAAGCAATGCAGTACCATCTGGGAAGAACGGTGCATACATCGTTGGGAAACCACCATACGCTTTGGTGACTTCACCATTACCAAGCGCACGTTTTTCAGTCGGTGTGTTGCCGTTTGTTTGGTAATAAACAGACTCTTGAGAGCCTAAGATGTCGCTACCCACTAACAACACATAGCCGTTGTTTTGGCGGTGTTTAATCGGCAACATCAATTTAAGTTCTTGAGCTAACACATCTAAGTTAGGGATATCACCCTCACCAAGCGTTAATACACCGGTGCCATCTAAATAATGACCACCACCAAACTCACGCATGATTTGCAGCCAACCTTTTGAAACATCTTCAAGATTAGGGTTGGTGGCAATATCAGTGGTTGCTGCATCGCTTGTTCCGTTAAAACCAATCGATAACAGGTCGTTACCCATCGCTTGACGGACATGGCGAATATAACGTGCAGCAAAGTCAGGGAATTTAGCCCAGGTATCAACAAGCGAATACAGTAACGCCACATCAAAGTCGATCTGGTTACATGAGTACCCTTTTTGATCCAAGCTGGCTAAATGGCGTGGTGTACGTTCACCGGCACCTGTTGTGTCAGTTCTACTCGCAACGCGACTTGAAAGACCAAAACCGACTTTTTGACCTGCAATTTCTGAGACAGGCACAATCGGGTTAAGCATTTGTAAAAAGCCAGCACCATCTTCAATCACCTTGTCATAAATAACTTGGCCTTGAGTGGGTGTTGCCGCAAAGTGCATGCCGCCTTCTACGTTTGAAATAACAGCGCCTTCTGCAGACATCACTTTTTGCAATTCAGCGTGGTAATGCGCTAATGCTTGGCGACCTTGATTACTTAATGACATAGTAATTTCCTTTTAAAATAGTGTGTACGTGGTACGTTGTTCAGTTTGTTGGGTTAGCGGTATTCGTTAGGATCAACGCTTTCACCTTGGTGCTCACCTGCATCCGTTCCGTCTTGCTCTTCAAGTGCTGCAGCCAGGTTAGTAGTGAGTTCGGACACTTGTTTTTTAAGTGCATCGAACGCAGTAACATCAATCGAGCCTTTTTTCGCTTGTTCGAGATCCGCTTCTAATTGAGTGATTTTTGCTTGTGCAGCTTCGTACTGTTCAGTTGTTACTGTGTCAGTATCGGAACCTGTATCAGCGCCGTCGCTGCTATCGCCATTCACTTTGGCATCCAGTGCGTTAAATTGATCTGCTAATGCAGAAACTTGAGTCTGTAATTTAAGTAATAGCTCTTTGCTCATTTCATCGTCCTCGATGTCATCTGTTTTGAATTGGGATATAAACTTGCTGAACCAACCAGGTGTTTGGTCTTCATTGGTGTCAGATTGGAACGTGTGGATGCTGGCTTCTACCGCTTCGGAAACAATAAAGTCACTGTCTGACTCTGGTTTTTCGGCTTCAAACTTAACTTCTGATGTAGCCACTGAGCCAGGCTGATCAACTGCGCCCAACCCCCACATGTAAGCTTGGCCTGTTTTGCGGAAATTTCTGAAAATTTCCATCGACGTAAACAGCAGTTGACCGTCTTTCACGAACTCTTGGTAATACTTATTACCCTCAAGCATGGCGAATAAATCAACGCCGCCTTCGTCGTTGTCTTCGGCTTTTAGTTCTAGCACTTTGCCAAGGTTGAACCAGCTTCGACTATGAAAAGGCCAAATTAAAGCGGTGTAATAATTCATGTTGTAGTTGGCTGCCATTTCACGCACATCATTAGGCTCAATCATTCGCCCATCCACTGCGTAACCACTGCGACCAATTCGTAACCAGCCTATTTTTTTGTTTGCCATGTAGCACCTAAAAAATACATTTACACCAG